TACATCTGTTTCTTCTAACAATTCCCATTCATCAGTATTTACCTTTTCGCCTTTGTCAGCTAAATATTCTAACCACGTATTCTCATCTTCATCTGTCATATCAACTTCAACAGATAAGTTTTCTAATTCGTGTTTAGATGCTAATAACTTTTGAAATGATTCATCTGCATTATCTGAAAAGAATCCTTTTGCAACTTGTTCCGGTAATTGTAAGAACTGGATAAGGAATACAATTGCTTGTGCTTCCGTTAAAACACCCTCTTGTACCTTTGCAATAATATCAATAGCTGAACTAATCTGAGCACCATTATACGAAGCATCAACTTGTTCTATTTCTTTATCATCTACAACCACTTCTTCAGTATCTTCAGTTGGCGATTCTACTATAACTTCTTCTTCTGATATTTCTTCTTCAAATGGATTTTTAGAAACAAAATCTAACTTCAAAGGTTGTCCAGCTTCGAACATTATTAATTCAAAAGATTCAGTTAATAAATCTCTGTAATTATCAATAACATTTTCTTCAAATAATACTGATGCAGTTTTTAATTCATCTGCATTATTACCCAATCCACCCCCATCAGAATTTACACCAAACAATCTCGGCGATACTACCCTATGTGAAATCATCACTTTAGATGTAATTTCTTTAGATAGAAACTCATATTGTTTATCTGCATCTGATTGGGGCATTACAGTTATCTCGGGGGAATTATTTCTATCATCTGAGAATGAAACAATGAATTTACCAGCATTACTTGCACCGGCTAATTCTTGTTCTATTTGATTCTTTACTGCCCTACGTTTTTCATCTGATGGGATTCCATTTGAAAAATTTATCATAAAAGATGGTGCTAAACCATTCTTGATATTTGCTAAATGAAATTCAGATACGTTTTTATCAAGTTCAATGTAATTAATACCACCTTGATAATCCGGTTTTGGATAGTAATATTGCCCTACTGAATATGCCTTAAAACAAGCTATTTGATTTGGGTATGATTTCTTTTCTTTTGGGTCAAAGGATTTAACCTTTTTAAACCCTACATTTTTATAATCTGCCCAATCTTTAGAATAAAGGTAAAATTCGCTTTCTTCTCCATTTATTTCCGGCTCTACCCTCATACACTCAAATGGTATATGATTTACTTCGCTTATTGTTGTTCTATCTACTGAATATGATATAGAAAGGTAATATCCTCCGTGTACTTTTAAGTCTAATATGCACTTTTGTATGGTATTTTTACCTATTCCACCCTCAAATAATGCATTAAATTTAGCCCAAGATTCAGCTTTTGACTGCATTTGTGGGCTTGTAACACCCTCGCCATATACCCAAGTTGCAATTGAATTACAAAGTGCATTGTGAACGGCTGATTTTTGGTATAAATCTATAAGGTAATCCGGATAGTCATTCTTTTGACCATAAGATACAAACGGGTCGCCTTGTTTTATTACCTCTGTATCATCAATATATTCGTGTCCTCTACCTAATTGTAATAATTCACTCATTTTTAAGATGGTTTATATACCTTTGTTGTAGGTATTGTTTGTTTGTCAGCATCAAAGTAACTATCTTCAAAGGTAACATTATTATATATACGAAATAAACCACTATCTAATACGTTAATTCTGTCTGCTGGTGCAGTTGTATTAGTCATATTATAGACTTCATAAGTGAAAGTACCTAATTCATCTATCAATAATGTGTTATTTGTACCATCGCCTAATTCAAATGTAAAATATGCACCTCTTGAATCAGAATAATCATAGGTTAAGAAAGTAGAAAATACTTTACCAGTTAATTGATTAGTAATAAATAGCTTGTAATTGTTATTAGCTAAATTTGTATGTAAAGAATCCGGTGTAAATTGTGTTGTACTAACGCTTACACTTTCAACATTCTTAAAAACATTGGCAAAAATAGACTTTAAACCATAGTTGCTATTTATCTGAATCATACCCACCTAAATTTATTGATTTACCTTTACCTTTACCTTTACTTTTTGGTTTTTCAAAGTACCTAGGGTATTCTTTTAGAGCAAAATGGTATTCACAATCTGACATATATTCAGAAAATACCAAAGTAAGTGATAGATTAATCTTAATCTCTGCACCTATTAACTCTTTTTTAACTTTTAGCCTTGCCATAATTTTAATCTTTAATGAAAGAAAGGGTAAGTATTACCTACCTACCCTCTCATATATATAAAACAAAACAGAATGTTATCTATTCACCATCTAATTGTGCTGCACTAATTGTTACATCAGCTTGGTCGCTGAAGATTGCAAAATTACCACAATTTTGTGCTGGTTCTAATTCTATTGCTTGAAATTGTAAGGTATAAGCCATATTATCTGATATTGCTTTGTCGCCATTGTGTCCAAAAGAACCACCAGTAGCAATCATACCTTTTTTAAGACCACAAAAGTACAATGTACCCGTGTTATCCTCTACAACTATTTGCCACGAACCATTTGCAAGATTATTAAAAGTCTTATCTGCCTTTGCATACACTCCTTTAAAGACTAACTCTAAGTCTTGCTGATAACCTACACCTCCACCCTCATTCACTACAATCGTTTGATTGAGTGAACTTAGGTAAGGGTCTGTATCAAATTGAAAATATGTTCCCGGGTCGCCATCATAAGATGTTAAACCCGATGTTGGTTTAAGAACATTTGTTGTGGTATCTAATTCTAATGTTTTAGCTGATGAATCATCAAACCTTGCTATAACATAAACTTTGTCTATACCTCCCGGCTGTACTTTGCAGTACCTTGCCTTTCCGGTTGAAATTGTACAAGCCATTTTTTAGTATTTAAAAGTTTATAATTAAGCTGGTAAGATTGCTGCCGTTGTACCTAGTACAATATCAGATGCTACACCAATTTGAACACCAATTGCCATTCTCATAGAGATACCAACATTGTCAGAACCATCATACTCGTAGAATGGAATTAATTTAGCTTCTGTCATATCTGTACCTAAGTTAGTTCCGAAGAATAAGTTAGAAGATTGACATAAGATAATTGCATCATCAGGCATACCCGGACATACATTTACTGGTACACCTAAATATACTAAAGATCCAAACGATTGATTAGCACCTTGTAAGTTTACACCTTGTAACAATCCCGATTCACCTAAAGCTTGCATATATAAACCAAAAGTCTTTTGGTTTACTAAAAACTGAGTATCAGCTTTACCCATAATACCCGGACAATTTGCATTTCCGTTTGCGTAAACTTTACCGAATCCCTCTACAACATTTGCAGCAGTAATCGCAGTAATTGCTTGACCATTTACACCACCTGCTATTGCCATTTGACCTGCTGCTAAACCAGCTCTATCAAATACACCATCGTTAGATAAGAATCCTTTGAATGTTGGCGATGCACCACCTTTCCAAATTCTATCTTCTACTTCTTCTGCCGTTTTATTAGCAACTGTACTAACTAAGAATGAAGCAAAGTCAGATGGTATAGCACCATTGCGACCACTAAATCCTGCACCAATCCAAGTTGGGTAAATTGTCTTACGACATACTCTTTCGTTTACCATTAAGTCGGTAACTTCAAGTACTGATTCGCCTAATGATAATGTAGTTGGGTCATTATCCCAATCACAACCTGCAGCTTTAATCATTGTACCCGGTGTTAGAGTATTTACTACTGCTTTTTGAGTAATACCATCTAACTCTGTTACATATCCATTAGCAACAGAATCAGCCAATTTAACTGCTGGTGCTAAATATGGTAATGATAATACACCGGCATACGAATTTTGTGCGACTGCTATATCAGTAGCTAATTCAAACTTTGCTGATTTAAATTTATAATTTTTGTTCATTAGTTTGCGTTTTTTAATTTTAGAATCATATCCAATGCTCTGTTTCCAGTATTGTAAGATACTTCTTCTGTTGAAAGATTTGTTTGATTGTGTGTTACCGGTTTCTCAGCCGACATTTTAGATACTTTTTCTAAATCTTCTTTTAAAGATTCATTTTCAGAAACAACCTTTGAAATCATTTCGGATAGTTCTGTGTGTAAAGAACCAAGTGCCTCAACAAGTTGTTCTTTAGTAGCATATGCAGATAAGTCAATTTCAGAAGACATTTCTTCTTCTTCTTCTTTTTTGTCCTCTGCTTTTGCTTCTTCTACTGCTTCTTCTTTAGATATAGAAACAACTTCGCCATCTACAACTTCCATAGATACACCATCTTGTGTAGCATAAGAACCCGATGGTAAAGGCATTTTTTCTCCATCTTCTGAAACAACAAAAGCCATTGAACCCTCTGCGAATTCTTCGCTATCTGTTGCTATCTTAGTGCCATCTTCTAAAATTGCTTCTGCAAGCAACTCTAATTCTGACTCCATACCAAGCAATGTGCGAATGCTATTCAGTACGTTTTTTTGGTTTGCCATTTTAAAAAATTAGTTATTGTTCGTAAATACAAAGATTGAAATTAACAAAAGTTAGTATTTAACCTTTTCTAATTATTTCTTTGATTTTGTTTAATGTTAATTCATCTTCACTTAATTCCATCTTATCAGTAAAATATCCCTCTATTGAAAAGCCTTTTACCTTGCCAGTCTTAACATAATCGTCCCAAACAGATTTGTCATTTACTTTTACGGATACAAACCAAGTACCCTCCGGTAAAGACTCAAAACCATACTTAACTGATTTGTCTATTGGGTTATCCTTTATCCAGGATTCTACAACTGTTAAATGCTTTAGTTCGC